GGAGGATGGAAGAGGTCAAATTCTTTCATGGCGTCAGTAGTTTCAATAACGTCTTCAAACGTCAAACTATCCCAGACGTTCTTTGCCAGCCGGAACAATTCAGCTTTTGGCTTCTTCATATTCTTCATTGTTCATCTCCTGTATTATGACACGGCACGGTGGCCCGTCTTTGACCCACTTCATTTCTAAGTGCTGACATAGTTTGTCGTTTTCAATAACACCACTGCTTTCCAGAATGTCACTCAGGGCTTTAATAGCATTGTCCAAATCCCTGTGCCGCTTATCCGGCTTAACCATATGGACCGTAAGTTTGTATTCCCCTTTGATCTTCTTGGCGCGGGCTTGTGCTGCCACCTCCCATAAGGTCACCTTGCGCCACTCAGCATACTTAGGGGACCGATACATTCCCCCAGACTTACTAACGCGCCAGAGCCTATTTACGGACGGGGGAAACCCCAGTGACAGTTCCAGCGTTTTTCCGCTCATTCTCTTTGGCCTTTATTAAAAGGTTCAGAATGAGTGCCTCTGACCTATTAAGCAGTTTTGCAATCATGAACGTGTCACACCCCTTCCGAAAGCACTTCAGAACATATTCGGGTGTGGCCCACTCTTTTCTAGCCATACAAGTCTGGCCTTAGTTTCTCACGGGGTATCCCTGTGTCTTCAGCAATCTTGGCAAGGTGCTTTAATGGAACGGCCTTCCAAGCAGCTACACACTGCTTAGTTACCCCCAGAGCCTTGGCGGTCTTGGTGGCGTTGCCATAAGCGGCGAAAATGTCGTAAAAGACTGGTGTGCGGTTATGTCTCATGAGGCCAATATAAATTTATTATTTTATTTGTCAAGAACCGACTTGACTATCTCAGCCGCTTAACCCATATTCAATTCACCCCAGCAAACGGGGGATTTAATAAATATGGAGATACATCATGAATATGTCCGACGACATCGCCGAATTGGCAACCGCACTTTCCAAGGCACAAGGTGAAATCCTTGACGCCGCCAAAGCAGCAGAAAACCCTTACTTCAAGTCCAAATACGCTGATCTTGCCGCTGTGCGCGGTGTTATCCGTGAACCTATGGCAAAGCACGGTCTTTCACTGGTTCAGCTTCCCAAGACGGTTGACGGTGGCGTTGAGGTCCAGACCATGCTTCTGCATTCGTCCGGCCAATACATCTCTTCAAGCCTGTTCATGCCAGCCGCTAAGAGTGACGCGCACGGCATTGGCTCGGCTATTACCTATGCACGGCGTTATTCCATCATGAGCATCTTGTCGCTTGCCACAGAAGATGATGACGGCAATGCCGCTGTTGATTCGGTCAAGCGCACACCGCTCAAGGCTGTCCCGCCAAAGACTGCTGACGCGGCGTTTGCTGTCGGGGTTGCTCTGGCTGACGGCATGAAAGCGGCCACCCAAGGCACACAGGCTTTGACAGACTGGTGGAACAGCTTGCCAGAGGATACCCGAAAGTCATTCTCTCCTGAGCAACTTACCGCCCTGAAGAAAAACGCCAGTGCTAAGAAAGGTGAGTGACATGGAAGGAGAGCCGACCGTAGCAGACTTACGGAACCTTGCGATGATGGTCCAGCTTGTTTCGGGCTATCAGCGCATTGCCCAAGCAGGGCTTGCCGCTGAATTAGGGGAAATATCCCAGCAAGCCGCCTTGGATAAAATTATGCTCATTGGGCATCAAGTTATGGATGCCATTAAACCCAATATTGATAAAATGGAAAAATATCATGGAACAGCAAACTGACGAATGGTTCGCCGCCCGTCTTGGCAAAGTTACCGCCTCACGGGTTGCTGACGTAGTTGCTAAAACCAAAACAGGTTATAGCACTTCACGCGCCAACTATATGGCGGAACTGATTTGCGAGCGTCTGACTGGAAGTCGGGGGGACTTCTATAAGAACGCTGCAATGGAGTGGGGGACAGCCACCGAACCACAAGCTAGGTCTGCCTATGAAGCGGCAGCGGGGGTGCTTGTAACAGAGGTGGGCTTTGTCCCCCACTCAACCCTTACAATGACTGGGGCAAGCCCTGATGGCCTTGTCGGTGATGACGGGCTGGTGGAGATCAAATGCCCCATCTCAGCTACCCACATTGACACCCTGCTTGGTTCTAACGTGCCAAGCAAATACAATACCCAGATGCAATGGCAGATGGCTTGCACAGGCCGAAAGTGGTGCGACTTTGTGTCGTATGACCCACGGCTTCCCGAACACATGCAACTGTTCATGGCGCGTGTGCCACGGGACGAAGCATATATTCAGGAGATAACCAAGGAGGTTACAACCTTCCTTGCCGAACTGGATGCCAAGATTGATGAACTTAACAAAACATATGGAGTGAAATAATGGCTTACGAAATGAAGAACAACACAGGCTCCCTGTGGCGCAACGACAAAAAAGAAGAAGAGAAACACGCGGATTATAAAGGGTCGGTGATGATTGATGGGGTGGAGTATTGGCAATCCGCTTATCTTAACAGCACCAAAGACGGGACAAAATATTTTGGCCAAACTTTCCAAAGAAAGAACGCGCCAAGGGAGCTGCCTAAGCAAGCCCCAGCCCGTGACGTGCCTGATGATTCGGACATTCCTTTCTGAGGTGTGACATGACAGACCAAGACCTTATGATTTCTGAGAAGTTCCGTATTGTCGCCAAAAGATGGGTAGATGCGGATTCTGCGGCGAACATGCTGGAAGAAACTAAAACTTCCATCTTGGCAAAGCGCATGGCTGACTTAGGTGACATGCCTGTGAGCCGTGCAGAAATGACGGTCAAGGCATCTGACGAATGGCATGAGTATATCCGAACAATGGTAGATGCGCGGACCACTGCTGCGCGTCTAAAGGTGCAGATGGAATTTATCCGTATGCAATTCCATGAATGGCAATCCCATGAAGCAACCAGACGAGCCGAAATGAAACTCTGATGATTGAAGATGTCGGAACTACCAAACGCGGAAACCTATCTGCCAAGCGTAAGCTGGGCATATGGGAGCGTGAAAAAGGTAAGTGCATGGAATGCAGCATTAAGCTGACAACAGGCAAATTTATCTTTGAACATGTCCGTGCTTTAGAAATGGGTGGTTCCGACACCGACGATAACATCCGGCTAACCTGTAAGGGCTGTGCCACAGAGAAGACTAAACAGGACCATTCAATGGCTGCCAAGGCTAAACGCCGGAAGCAATCCCACCTTGGCCTGAAGCAGTCTAAAAGCCCGTTGCCAGCCGGAAAATTTTCCAAATGGAAGAAAAAGCTGGATGGCACAGTCGTTCGGAGAGACAGTGATGCAGTATGATAAGTTTGTTGATAACCTTAATTCATCCCGCGCTGCTGTCTTTCGGGTTGCTGAATGGGTTCATCGGGGTGACGCATATAGCCAAGGCAGATCAGTTTATGTCCCTGCTACGAGAATATGCCCTAGGGGAGAAAACCCAGCGGATTACCTTGATGACGGTGATTTGTTTATAACCGACGAAGAAAAAGGAAAATTAAAACTTGAAGTAAAACACTGGAAAAAGTTAAATTTTACTAACCGCTTAGACTGTCCATACAATGATGTTTTTGTTTCAAATGTAAATACTGTAGAACGGAATTGGGGGACGGTTGAAGCATACATAGTGGTAAGCAATGATATGACACATGCTATTATTATCCCCAGTCACACAAGAGATAAGTGGGTTATTAGGGAAGTGATTGCGTCTAACACAAAAAAGCTTGAAAGGTTTTACGCATGTCCAATTAACCTTGTATCATTTAGAAAAATATCGGAGTAACAAATGCGCTTTCTGCTGACGATGAATATGCCAAGCGCACAAGGGTTCTTGGTTCACCAATTAACCATAGAACATCATTCTAATTCATGTGAGGAGTTTTGTGATGAACTACAAGGCAATGAGTTTATAATGGGTCGTCTGCTATATAGGCAGAAGACTATGAACGGAGAGACCCTCTGGACTGACAGAGGTGAAGTGATACTGAATACGAGCCATATTGGCAAAGCCCAAGAATTTTTGGATATAGAAAAGGATGACCATGATGAATCATATAGAACTGTTGAACAACGCCGTGGGTATGTTGAAAGAAAAGGGCCAATCATACGGTCCAGTAGATGATTGCTTTGAACGAATTAGCATCATCACATCAACAATCTTGGGCAAACATATCTCCACCTACGACTGCGCCATTATGCTACATGCTGTCAAATTGGCACGGATGCAGACCGAGCGGACTAAGAGTGACAACTACATTGACGGCATTAACTATCTTGCCTTCGCTGGCCAGTTTGCCGGACGGCGTGACAGCGTTGATGTTGCTATGGAAGATGATATTCGGGCGATGGCGCGTAATCTAGCCCCGTCTAACCCACAAATGCCATCAGCTACCCCTGTCAATCTGACCGACCCTAGATAATTAACAGCCCGTGTCTGGGTGGTCTAGGCACGGGCATCCCAACCAAATAGGTGGAACATGGCTGTTAAAAAACATTCAGACGGCGGACAAATTGGGTTTTACGAATGGAACCTTGATGCAATGATTGACATGGAAAAGGTGCTAAGAAAGTTTTTTGTTCAAGCATGTAAAATTGCCAGCAAAGAACCAATTTATGCGTCTGTAAGTATTAACTATGATAAAAAAACAAAACCTAAAGACATAACCAAAATATATGTATCACTTCCCTTGGGTGAGTATCAAATGGATGGTTTAGATTATCACTTCACTTATGAAGAAGTAATTCATGACTTTATAAAAAACAACTATTTCCGCTCTGGAACTGATGAAACTGAAATCAAACACGCAAATGCACTTGCCGTAAGATTACGCAAACTTGCTGATGACTTGGATAAGGCGGTAAATGAGAAACACGGATGACACGGGATATTGTCATTAATAATGCCGTAAAGTGGATGCAACTTATGAAGGATAGTCTAAATATTGCTGACATGGGGGTAGAACTGGATCAGGAAAGCACTGACATTCTGTCTGGCGCGTTACAACTAGCGCGTGAAGTTACCAAAGAAAGCCTGACAATATATGTGGCTGAGAGAATAGCTGAACAACAGAAGCATGAGCAAGTGCTTGAAACAATAGAAGAATTGCTGCAGGAGAATATCAAAGATGCCAAAAATAACAGAACTTTGGACCAGTGAGGCTGAACAGCTAATTATTGACCTATGGGATAAAAATTATAGTGGCTATCAAATTGCTGTTGCGCTAAAAACAACCCGCAGTGCCATATTGGGTAAAATCTCCCGTATGCGCCGCAGAGGTATTACCTTTAAACGTGCATACGACCCCACAAGGGCCAAGAAAAACGCTAACACGTTACCATCAACCAAACTGCCTCCGATTAAAGTCAACAATCAGGTGCTGAAGATGGTTAAACCCGAGCCGCCGCCCAAGCCCGTTGTGGTTATAGAAGAGCCTGTGCCAAAATACACAGGGGAGCCTATATCGGTAATGGAGTTAACCTTGAACACATGCAAATACTCTGTCAGCGGAATACGCGCCAAGGATTATTTGTTCTGTGGTGGTCCTATCCATAAACGGTCGTTCTGCAAAGAGCATTACGGCCTTTGCTACACGCCGCATAAAAGAGAGCTTAAAACTATACAACCGACCAAGTTGTTCCAGCAGGGACGGTAACAGTTGCACCTGTGTTAATGGAAACAGGGCCAAACGTGCCATAATTTTGGGACGAAGACATGGTGTAACTGTCTGTTACCGTCTGATCGTTAGGGTAAAACACCTTGTTGGTCCCACCGCCGGTCGGGACTAATGCTCCACCGCTTGCCCCCGATGACACGAAATAGACGTTTGTGCCGTCAGAAATAATGCTGGACACCGTAAGGCGCGGAACAACAACCGATGCGCCGCCGCCCCCTGATGCAAACGTAATGGTGTTAGGCCCACCGGAGGCATCCGTGGTTGTATTATAGACAATCCACTGCCCACCAACCCCAGATGGGATGGTATAAACAACCGAAGCGGTAATGGCCCCTGTAATTTTAAAAAACAGGGGAATGTAGCTGTAGGTGTCAGACGCGCCAGAAGTCAGGGTTTGCGATCCTGCCGTGGCATTGAAGCTGATGTTGGCTCCGAACGCGGTGTCAATAATGGTAAAATCCGCGTTTACTGGCACGTTCCATGTGTCAACGTAATCACCATTGCCCGGCTTCTGGATGTTTTTGTTAGTGGTATAGGTCGAAACCATGACAAACCTCAGATGTGTTGGTTGGCAATTTCAAGGGCTTTAGCAACTGCGGTATCAGTGGATTGTAGCAGAGGCTTAGTGCTCTGGACATCTTTCTTTCCAGCACGTTCCATAGCTGCCATAAGTTGATTAGATGTTGTGACACGCCCGCCCGTGGCACGGGTAATTAAACCCGTAGGAGGGGATTGATAATTTGGTTTTTCGTCTGGTGGCATAATGGCAGAAATGTTGCGTGGGCCGGGGTAGACAGGGTATGGCAAACCAAATGCCTTAACGCCCTGACCGCCTGCGCCCTCTGGCATAACCTTAGGCGCGCCTGCGCGTTCTGCTGCTATCTCACTAGAACTGGAATAGTTCTTCTTAAGTGTTGCCCCAAGCCCGCCCAGAATGTAACCAACTAATGATGTAGGTGCGCCATGTGGGAGGCCAACTAACGCGCCCGTGGCTGGCAAAATTGCATTTCTGAACAAGGACATAATTTTCCCTTGTTTGATGACTTCGTTTTCAGGGCTTGCATTGATAACCCTAATGGCTTCGCCCAAGTTCTTTACTTCAGCAATTCTGGCTTGAGCCGTTGCCGTAGCAGCAGCGTCACCCTCTTTTGCGCCGAAAGCCTGAAGCGTAATTGGCAAAGTGGATGGCCTTAGATGAGCTTCAATGTTGTCCGAGATTTGCTTCAACTGCTTTTGAATGGGCAAGTTTTCATCATACTTAAACATATTATTACGGATGCTAGCATTAAGAGTATCCATGCCCGGGCTGTTCGGGCCAAGGGCCTTCTTAAACCGGTCATAGACATTTTGTCCGCTTTTCTCACCAACAATAGCGTTGTTAATGGCATACTGCCCAGAGTATTCCATTCCGGGGGTCAAGGTGTCTACAACAAACCCAGTATTAGGGTCTTTTATGTTAGATAAGATGCCATTCCATTTGGCCTTTTCTTCCCCGGATTTGGGGTAAAAATCTTCCCTGTATTTTTTCCAAAAAGCATTGTTAGCATCTTTGGCTTTTGCCAACTCCGCGCTGTTTCCAGTAAATAACTTGGCATCTAATGCTTTGTTTATCGCATTATCATAGCCGCCGATAACCGCGCCAAGTGCGCTGAAATCATTGCCTTCCGCGCCATGATAGAATTTGTTAAGGACGTTCCTTACCTTCATAATGTTTTTAACATCAACTTCCCCGCCATACGGAAGTTGGTTGCCAATAAACACATCTTGAAGATAATTATAAGCCTGTTTGGTTTTATCTAACCCTGCGGTTTCAAAGTTTTGGGGATGTCCACCTTCAAGGATGGACTTTTTTACTTCAGGAAAAATCATTTCCGAAAGGCCGTAATTGTGAGTTTCAATTTTACCAGTTTCAGGGTTTTTCACTGGGATTTTAAATGGCTGGAAAATACCTTCCATGGCTTTTTGATCTTCAAAGTTTTTTTGCCCAATTTCAACTCTGGCGCGTTCTTCACCATGCAGCGCACGGATAGCAGCCTCCCGTTCAACATCCGGGTTTTTCATGCTCTCAGCAATATCTAGTGCTTTTTGTTGCGCGGTTTCCTTGCTTGCCTTTGCAACTTCCGCAGCTTCTGGGGCCACAGTTCCGGTAACCATGGCACGGCTAGGCTGTTCAATGCCTTGAGCTTTTAACAAGGCTTGGTTAATGCCAGCTTCGGAAACGCCGCCTGTCTTAGAATATGCTTCAGCCAAGTGAGGCTCCAGAGCCTGCAACTGGGCGTCATTAAACCTAGTGCCAAGAATGGCACGGGTTTCTTCCATGCCTTTGTCCGTTAACTTGGCAGCCCCTGTAGCTGCGTCTTTTGCAAGAATGCTGGGGGTTGAAACAAATTTCCCAACCAACTTCTCGGCAACCGGAGTAAGCGCACCGCCGCCTATTGCTCCATACAATGAAGATTTTGCAATCTCACCGGGGGTAAATTCATCAGTACCATATTTCTCAGCCACGCCAGAAACAGCCCCAAGGCCGGAGCCAACGGTAGCCCCGCTCGCAATAGCTCTCCCAGTGGTCCCAGCCCCCGCTTTAGCAGCAAGCTGTGCAGCCTTAGCACCAGCAGTTCCTAATGGGCCTTATGGCACTGCTAAACCGGCAACAACACCAGCACCAGTCCCAACCATGGATGATTTTGGGTTCTGCCGTTGCAGGGCTTCAATGTAAGCACGTTGTTCATTAAGAGCCTCATCAAAACTTTGGCCCGGTTTTTGACTAATTTTGGCAGCAGCATATGTTGGGAGGCTGAAAGCACCAGATTCCCCCGCACTATATAAAGCTGTTTTTATTTCGTCAGGAACCATTCCACGTTCTTTAGCGACACGCGCCTCATCGCCAGCAAATTGTTTTTCGCCAGCGTTAATAGGCTCTGCTTTTTTTTGCTCAGGTTGTGCTGGGGCTTGGTATTTAGTCCAAGGACCAACGGCCTCTTCAGAAGGAGCGGGTTGTTGATATTGTTCCCAAGGACCAGCCATTACTGCACCTTTTCCCAGTTGTTTTGATCCGCCGGATTTCCACCTTTAAAGCGAAAACCATCCTGAACAACGCCAGCTTTTGGACCCGCCGGAGCAGCCGGAGCAGGAGCGGGCTTACCCAGAGGCTCAGATGTCTTACTTTCAGATGCAAATGGTCCCCAAGTGCGTTCAAGCTCTTCAATTTTAGTGCGTGAAATATTTGGGTTACGCGGCAACTCTTTGAATGCTTGATTAACGTGGTAATCCAGTTTGTTTTCCTTGTTTTCTAACCACTTTTGCTCCCAAGTACGGGGGTCTGTGCCAAATTTCTCTTTGGAATATGCCAAGTCCATGTTTTGGTTCTGCCGAACTTCACCCATCATTCTGGCGACAAGTGCGTAAGCAGCAGAAGGATCAGTGTTTATGTTTGGCAGTTTTTGAATAATCAACTTCACGCCGCCGACAGGAGCACGGATCATTTTTTTGTCGACCAAATCTTGCATAGCTGCTTGCATGGCTTCTTT